CGTTTTAACATTGCAAAACGGCAATCGCCTGACTATCACACCCTATAAAACGCAAAAAGACGAGCGTTTTGCCCGTCTTTGCGTGAAAATTATTTTGTTATATTTATAACTTTTCTATTTCATACATAATAGGTAACCCTATTTCGGTAGCGATATAATGCTCGATACGTGCGCCCTTGCTGTCTTGCCAGCCTTGTAGCATATAAATAGCCTTGCATTGTAGCAGGGCGGCAATATCTTTAGCGATATGCGATTCCCAAGTGTCGTGCTCTGATAGTCCGTTATCTAATGGATTCACGGGTTCATAGCCTAATCTTTTCGTTGCTTTGGCTACGGAGGCAAAGCGTTTGCGGGTTTCGGTGAGGTCTGTACCGCTGATTTTTCCTGAGATGTAGATTTTCATTCTTGTTCACTTCTATAGATTTCAATTAGTTTGTACACAAGTGCTTCTTGGGCTTGTTCGTAAGTCTTATAGAGAAAAACATCCGCATATTCATCTAATATTTCAAATGAAAAACCTTTATTGTTCTTATCTCTATAACGATAGGATACAAGCCCTACAAGATTCTTTTTTCTAAACCACGCTAAGACATCTGTCCAAGTGGGGATAATTGCAATCTTGTCAAGTAAATTCTTGTCAAGTGTTTTGTATGTTAAATTTTTAATTTCACCACAAAACACTACGTTATAACCTTTATTGCAGTACTGAACAAGGAAGGGCTCAATTAATTGTGTGTAATCAATAGCAAATGTACAAGGCTCATCAAAACCTATTTCTTTAAGTTCTTGGGCTATATCCAAAGGTACAAGCCAATTGGGGTAATTCAATTTATTATTCATATCTTTATCCTTTAAATAAGTACATTGACCAACTTATAGCAACCTCTTCATTGCGATTGTCTAATTCTTTTAGTAAACTATTTATTTCTTTATCCTCACTAAGTTCAGGAGGAACTTGTAAATAGAGTTTTTTAATTATTTCATTATGAAATTTTGTGTGTTTTTCAACCTCTGAGAGGTGTGTTTGCGCCTCTTTTAGAGACTTTAATAATTCTTGTTTATTCATCTTGTTTGTAATTTTTTAAGGTTATTATTCGTCATCAGATTCTTCTTCTGAAAATTCTAAACTGTCAATCATAAAGGTGTAACGAGAAGGGTCTCCACTATAACCCACATCAGCAATGAGTTCTATAGCCTCTTCATATGGGTGACCGTCCACAGGGTCATCGTCTTCACTATATACCATATCTTCTTCGTACATAGCTTGTAGTTGTTTTGCTACTTTCTCAGATACTTTTCCACTAAATCTAACTTGGTATGTTACTGTTATACCTAATTCGTCAATTGTTACTTTTTTATTTTTCATCTTTGATAAATTTTCCGTTAATGATTATTCCTTTTCTGTTTTTGATTTCGTTGTAGGCGAGGTTCAAGCACTCCTCAAGGGTGGTATCTTTTAATAAAGCTATACTATTCAAAGGTCTTATCATTCTACAAATAGTAAATGAAATGTACTCAAGGGTGTGATAGACATTGCTTTTTGCTTCATCGAAAATTGGGATGTTAAGCGACCTATTAACTTGTAAAGCTATAAACCATAATGATACACGTGTAGTGTTGGGGTGTTCTAATGATTTTCTGATGATAGGTATAAAATCAACATCTTTGAAATAACAGTAATTAATGAGTGTTACCATTACATCGCCAATAGCATCCTGAATAGCGGGTTTGTCGTTATCATAACACGCCTTGATGAGTTCGCCTACTTCCTCGTGGGTTTTCAGGAGTTCATCAAAGGGTGTTAGCTGCTCATAGATTTCTCTTTCTTTTGCCCACTCTTGGATAAGAGGGACGAGTTCTTGGATTGTTTTCATTTGTCGATATTTTTAGTGTTAATAATTTTTCCTAAGTATAGCACGAAGTACTTTTTATTAGCTTCTGCGCCCCATTCGGGTTTACCCGTTCCGAAGCGTATTGTTTTTAATTCTATGGTGAGGCTTGGAGCATCACGAGCATAACCATTTCTAAAGATGACAGTGTCGTACTCTTTTCCAATAAGTCGAAGGTTGTAATACGGTTTGATTTCTCGATACTCTTCTGTTTTTATTCCTGATAGTATCATATCAAACCACTTTTTCTTTAAAGTTAAATGTAAGGTGCTCATTTGTTTTGCTTTTTTAATTCTTCTCTCATTCCCATACAGTAGGAACGGTAATTGATGTTGGAGTTGTGCATTAGTCGGTAGTCGTACCATTGCAGTATTTTGTCTTTGGGCTTGTTGTGTTTCATATCGTAGTATATATCTTCAATATTGAAAAAGTAGTCCGATAAGCACACAACGCCTATTTCAATATCGTAATTGTCAAATTCAAATTGTAGTTCTTGCTTGTGGAAAAATTCCTTGATGAGGTTACGTGCAGCGTACTCGAATAATTCTACTGCTTCTCTTTCTTGTGGTGATTGTTTCTTCATTGGTTTGTATACTTTTCGTTAATAACATCTAAGTGCTGATATATCATTTCCGATAAGTCATTAGAATACGACTCAAAAGCATCAATTAGCACTTTGTCGTCTTTCATTGTTTTTTTGAATTGTTTCACCGCCTCGCCGCTGTATAGTTTTAATCTGCGAAAGGCGAGTTTAAATTCTCTGCTGAATTTTGTATCGTCAATTCCGTACATAAGTTCATTAAGGCTATCGGCATACGATAAAGCAAGTATAGCATAGAGTGCTATTTTCTCACGCTTGAGCACGGGCATTACTACTGCTTTATCGTGTTCGGCAATTGCGATATTCATTAGGTTTCGCGCTTCTTGAGGTGTAACTTGCAATCCTCTCGCACGGAGTTCTGTTATAAATTTATTGTTTTTATTCATTTTTTCAGTGTTTTTGAGTTAGTAATTCCGAAAGTTCTTTGCCTTGTGTAATGAGGTGGTTGTAAAAGAATTTCAAAGTATCTTCTTTTTTGAACCTCCTTATTTTTCCGTCAGGGTCATTGGTGCTGTTTTGAAAATGCTCTATCAATGCCCTAATAGCACTATATTCCTGCTTATCTTTTGCCTTATTTTGCTCTTGTTGAAGTCGCTTCTCGGTTTCCGCTCGCATTAGTTGCTTGTCCTTCTCTGTAAGTGTAGCAAAATAAGGTTGTAATATACCTCGCTGATAGAGTGTGTCATAGATAGGCACGGATAGCATAGGCAATTCTTTAGTTTCCTTGTACTCCTCAAAATGCTCATTGAGCCAGCGAAGTACGTTTTTTTCTTTTTCCTCTTCTGTCATCGTATTTTGATTTTCGGGTAATTGTGAAATGTTAATGTTATGCGCTCGCTGAGTGTCTTGCAGCCATTGGCGATATTTTCCTAAAACCGTACAGACGTAAGACACATCAAAGAATTGAAAATGCTCTGTCACGTCGCCAAATTCCCCACTTCTATCCATCTGAAATGCTTTGTATATCTCTTGAAAAGAAAGTCCTGAAAAACGACTAAAAACAGCATTCCATATTTCCTGCTTTTGCAAAGGGTCGATTTCTCCCTTAAGTCCTACAAGAGTAGCAATGCGAGTGAATACCATTCCGAATGTTGGGGCTATTACTTCGCGGTTAAGGTCTCTAAGTCGTGGATATTGGTGGCTTGTTTTAGCTATCGCCAAAGGTGTGAGTTCCCCAGCCTTGTATATTGTTTCTAATGTTATCGGCTGTTTGGCGACCGACATAGTACTGCTGTTTATCACTTGTAGATTGCTGCTGTTGTCCGTTTGTAATGATGTTTCCATTTTCGTCTAAGATGATTTGATTGTTAGCAATGAGGTGAGGGGCTTGTGTGTTATGTAGCCAATCAGCCTCAAAACCTTTCCATTGCTTTTGAACTATAATACTCAGTATCGCGTTTATATCCTGATTTGTTTTTCTCACCTGCTCAATGAATGTTTTAAACGCAAGTTCGCTGTTGATGGCTTTCTTTGCCTTGCGAATCTTTAGCCACTCATCTACAAGTTCGGGGGCAAAACCTTCCGCAAGCATTGCCTTTCTGAAATTGAAAGGAGGGGGGGCGGGCGCAACTCGGGGGGAGGTTTCTTTTTCAGCGTTTAAAGGCTGTTCTTTTTTTTCGCCCTCGCCAAATTCCACACACACGCTTTTCTGTTTCTCTTTTAGAAAAAGAGAAAAATCATTTACATTTACATTATCATTTACATTTACATTAAGGGGGCTTTTGCTTTTTTTGCTTTTTTCAAAAACCAATTGCTTTTTTTGCTTTTCTTTGCTTTCTTCTAATTCATTGATTTTCAACGGTCTTCCTCCTTTTGCTCCTGCTTCTTTTCTCTTTTCTTTGATTGATATATACTTTTGTGTATCCCTATCAATCGTTTGCTTTACAAATCCGAATGCTACTTTTGCAAGTGGTTTTAGTTCAATCAAGTTACCATATATGGCATATTCCGTAATAGCCTGATAAACTTCCAACTGAACCTCACTTGGCAAATCCCGAATAACATTCAACCAATCTTTGTAAAAAACAAATGTATCTCGTTCCATAGTTGTTAAGTTTTAAAACACTCCCTCACCATCAACAAGCAAGGGAGTGAAAAATGAATGAGGATTAAATTGCTTGTTTTTGTGCTGCCTCTGCTTCGTCTATAAGGTCAAAAAGCGTTGGCATACTTACTTTTTGTTTTGCCGCCTCGCAATAGACTGCACCGTCTAAAAAGTATTGAGGATTGAGTTCAAAGCCTACTCCATAACGACCTTTAAGCACTGCACGATAGGGTACTGTCATTAGCCCTCCAAAAGGGTCTACGTCCTTGCCGTCCGTTTCCTCAATACGGCGTATAAATTTAGGGGCTACCTCCCAGCCGAGAATGTTCTTAGCGTCTTCGACAAACTCTTGTCGTACGGATAGCGGGCAAACTATTAGCCCTTTGCCACCTCCTAACTTTTGAAGGACTACCCTTAATGCTTCCAACTGGGTAACGGTCTTGTGAAGTCCAAAAGAGGCAAAGCAGGCACGCCTACCACCTTCAACCATCCACTTTACCATAAGCCTATTGTGGGGCTTCATTCGTGGGTTAATCTCATCAAGCGAGCACTCAAACCCTTGTTTAGGAGCAATTTTGATTTTGTTCTTTAAAAACTCTTGATACTCATTCATTTTGATTTGAAATTAGAGATTTAAAAAAAGATTTATGCGCACTCAATCTCCTTCAAATCGGTTATACAAATTAGACGGCTTTTTAGCCATTTGGTAGGGGTTGGTTATTAGGTAGTTATGTTGTTTGCGATACTGTTTTATCGTCTTAAATAGCCTTCTTTTTGGACGGCTTTTAGACATTTGGTTACGTAAACTTTGCCCCCGCTCACGGCTCTTGCCTATCGGGGTACACAATGGATAAAATTACAACGTTTCTTTGCTTTTATCTATATATTCCTTACAAAACTGGTGGTCTATTACCGCCTCTACATTCAGCGTTTTTGCCGATAGCAAGGTCATCGTATAAGGAGGTAATTCTTTATCATCATCAGCCACTCGCATATAAGTTTCATAAAACGCCTCGCTTAGTACTTTTGCTTCTTCTGCATTAGGCGCTTTCACTAAAAAGCGCATTGGGTAAGATTCTTTATTTACCATTATTTCTACCTCTATCTGATAGAACTTATTTTGCTCCTCATCGTTGTTTTTCTTTGCCAACGATACAAGGGTAAAATACTGCTGCTCTTTGAGCGATTTTATTTCATAAAAACCAATGTAATTTTGTTCTATGTAGTCAGTGATAATTATCCTCGCTACATCTATGCTGTTAGCATATAGGTAGAATGTTCTTTTTTTTCGAGAGATTTCCACTACTGCTATCCATATAGTACTGTTGCCTAATACAGCATCTGCAGTGCGTTGTATTGAACTTAATCGTACATCTTCAATGTTAAGTTCCCCACTCTTGATAAAGAAGTCTATGGTTTGAAAATTCTCATCATTTAATTCTTCGCCCTTAGAAATAATGAGTTCTTTTCGTTCTATGGTTACGACTTCCCCAGTATCCTCGTCTGTAAAATCTTCTTTCCATCGTCTGTAAAGACTATTCATTAGGTACTTAGATTCTTTGCCTTTCAATAATGAGAGGTCGTTGGAAGTCATTATTTTCTCATTAAATCGGCTTACTGTTTCTTTTTTCATTTTAATAATATTTTCCTTGTAAATTGTTCACTTGCTTTTCTATCTCATTGAGATACGCCAAATCGTCAGGCGTTGGCAGGTATATACCCGCTTCCTTGCTGGCGTAATCTCTGAAATTATCAATGGCAGTTGTCATTTCCTTTGTATTCAAACTCGCTGTACTTCGCCACGCATCTCGTATCTCACCCGTTTTGCGGTTAGCGTATTCAGTTCTGAATATCTGAGGGTTTACAATCTTCTTAAACATCTCTTGTTTCACGTATTCGGGAGTTTCTCCATATTCTAATGCGAACCACGCAAAGAGTAGGTGAATGTAATTGTTCTGTGAGTAGGTTCGTTTAGGCTTCTTTTCAGTGATTTCAAAGGTCTTTTTCTTTTCGATAAGAAACGCTAAACGCTCCTTTGCCCTCTGTATATCAAACTCATTGCTTGCATTGAAAATCATACTTTATTATATTTGAAAGCAAGGCAGGAATCGAACCTGCTACTATCCCGATTGATACTTGCTTTTTTGTTGTGTTAATTACCTAATATTAACAGTATTCAACATTCAGTTTCTTTGATTTTTCATACACAACCTCACCATTTTCAGTTACTTTACTAACGTGAAATGCGTGTCCTTGTACACTGTCAGGTTCTTCATCTTCAAGAAATTCAAATGGACTTTCTTCAAAAATATCCATTGCTTCTTCATAGCTTTCTGCTTCTACAATAGCCGTGTACTCACTTTCTTCCACGTGGCTAAATTTAATTACATACTTGTTCATTTTTTATTTATTTTAAATTGTTTTCTAAAAAGGCGTTCTGTCATCTTGTGCGGGTGCTTGTCCGTACTGGTTAAACATTTGCCCCTGCTGGTATTGCGGTTGCCCTTGTTGTGGTGGGTACGCTTGTGCTTGTTGAGGCGGTGCGTAACCTTGGGGAGGTTGCTGGTAACCTTGGGGGGCTTGCTGGTATTGAGGTTGCGCTACATTCGTGGTTTGAATGAGTTCTATTTTCCAACCTAATACCGTATTGAAGTACTTAACCTCACCTTGCGGACTTGTCCATTCTCGACCTTGCAAATTAAAATGTATCTTAACCATTTGCCCTACTTGTAGGTTGTCCAACAAAGCGCAATTGCCTTGCGTAAATTGAATAATAATATCTTGTGGATATTGCCCATCGGTGGAGATAACCAAATCACGCTTTTGAAAACCGTTTTGTCCTACTGTTTCAGTAGCGAATATTGTTTTAATTCGTCCTTGTATTTCCATAGTTATAATAAAGGTTTTGCTATTTCTAATAATTCTTTTTGTTCTTCGATGAAACGTTTAGCAACTTTTTCATCTTTAAATACTAACGCGTAAGTTTCTGTTTCTTTTAATACTCCCCACACAAAAAAATTCCCTTCACTATCTAAAATGACAGAAATACCCCTTTGCTCTTTGTTTTTTAAATTAGGCTGCCAACCCTCATTGTAATAGTCTCTAAGAAATAGGAGTTTCAAAAGTGCAATTGTCGCATCAACAAGTTCCTCACTTGGAACTTCTAAACAGTCTGGTAGATAGTAATAATCACCTTTGCGGTGCGCTTCTTTGAGAGCTTCCTCATAAGTTGGTGCAGGTGCTTTTTGTTCAAAGCCTATAATGTCGATAGAATAGTCTGAAGTGGATAGTGTGGGTATAGCACCTTCACTTTTTACGAAACAACCATCGCCTGTGTAGTCGATTTTCAAATCGTCATCAAATTTCACCTTAATAGGGAAAGGAAATTTTGTATCGTTAAGAACCTCTATTACCTTTCCTTTGTTTGGAGATATTGTTTTATCCCAAACCTCCATTCCTACTTTAAATACTGTTTTCATTTGCTTTCTTGTTTTCTAAAAATTTACCTAACGATATTGTTCCTTGTTTTGTTATAACATAGAATTTATAATTACAACCTTTGTAGTAATCAAAATTATCTTCTACTTCAAAATCTAAGGCTTTTGCTTCATCTCTCTTAACGTTGTGATTTAATAAATCAAGAATATCTTTCTTTATCTTTGTTAAATCTGTTTTTTCACTAAAAGAACGTTTGTAAAACCTTTTCATTTTTTCTGATATTTCTTTTTTCATTTTACTTATAAAAACTTCTACTTTTATGCAGTTCTAATACTACACTGCTTTCCTTTCTGTTTTCCTTAATAAACGCCCTCGCTTGCTGTATGCTAAGGTGTGTATTGATATTGCCGTACGCGTGCGTATATTCGCCCTTTGCGTGCGCTTCTTCTATCGCCTGCTGTATGTACTCTTCACAGTAATTATGCTCAATAGCGTACAAATCATAACCTTTAGCGGTGATACCCTCCAAGTGTGCTGTATCAGTAGCGTGGAATATTTTTTGCCCACTATTGAGGAATATTCGCCAACCTACATTTGGTACGTCGTGATAGAGCTTCACTGGCGATACTTTAAACGCCCCGTAATCGTATAACCTACCCACTTGCAGTACATCGATATTCGTTAGCCCCTCCAACCTCTCTAAGAGGAAGTCAGCACAAGCCACTCGCAATGTTGGTCTTTCAGCTTGTAATCGTTGCAGGGTTCGCAATTTCAGGTGGTCGCCGTGCTGGTGTGTGAGTAACACAATTTTCAAAGAACGTTTTACCTCGTTTAAGGCTTTGAGAGAAACGCCACAATCTACCATTATTGCGTTGTCGTAAATCACGGCGTTACCCTCACTACCTGAACTAATTACTCTTGTAGGTATCATACTTGTTTAAAATCTACTTGTTTGGGTGATGGTGCGCCTGCTGCTGTTTGCGCTATAGGTTGCGCTGTTTCAGGCTCTGTAGGCTCGTTTTGCTCAATCACCTCTGTATCTATTATCGTACGCCCTTGAGTCTCTACAACATCTTGCTCTTCTTGCATATACATTGCCCCTAATTGTACAGGAAACGCTTCACGTAAGGCTTGCACTTTAGCTACTTTACCTATCATCGTAGCCTTTTTCTCATTCCAGCTGCTTTGTTTCTTGTCGTATTCGCTAAGATTAACTTTTGCAACAAAAGGCTTTGAACGGTCTTTGCGATATACCTTTGCCCACGCTCCTAATATCTCGTCTGTAGGTAGATGAAAATTGCCCTCAACTTCTATTACTTCATTATTTCGTAATAAAATAAGTCCAGCTTCTAAGCCATCGTAACTCGGATTAGCTTCAGCACGTTTCATCAAAGCTTCTTTGCTGACAATCATTTGCGCTGGGTTGTTGCCAAACTTAATAAGATACGCCTCATTGAGGAAAGGGTTTAATTGGTTGTACTTACAAATACTAATAAACATAGCCACCTCTTGGTCGGTTACCGTTGCATTACCCCTTGTTAAGTATGAGCGTACGATATTGTAAGATAGTTTAACAGGCTCGCCCGCTACTTTGTATTCTGTTTCTCCGTTTTTTGTTTTTGCAGCTTGCGTTTGTTGCAATACTGCTGGTTGAAATGTTTGATTTTCCATTGTGCTATAATATTTGAATGTTATTACTAATGATGTACTGTTTTAAGGCTTGCAATTGCTTCATTGTTCCTGCTACAGTGAAAGTAGCTTGCACAATCTCATTATCATAATCTTGTACCGCTTCTTGCACTGCTTCAGGTTGCACTAGCGCTGCAGGTTGTACTTCATTCACTTGTGCGGGTGCTTGCAAAGGGGCTGTTTCTCTCGCTCTTGCTTCAGCGGCTAATCTCGCTTGCTCGGCTGCTGCTCGTCGCTCCTCGATACGTTGTAATTCAGCTTCACGTTGTTGTTTGCGATATTGCGCATTCTGTATCGCTCTTGTAACATCAAGTGTTTTTTTATATTCAGTTAGCATTTCAGCTTTAAACTCGTCAGGTTCATTTAGACTTTCTATGAGTTGGAGGCTTTTGGTTACCTCGCCTACAAAGCCCGCTACTTGCTCTTTAAGGCTCTTATCGCTGGCATTAAGTGTGATATTCAGTGGCAATCGTTCAAAGATGAGGAAGTCTATATTTTGCGATTGACATAATTCTGTGAAGTAGTCTTTGATACGTGCGCTTTTGTCACTTATTAGCCGATTTTGCACCTCGTCTATCTTCGATTTCAATGTACTATCAGCCTTATCGTAATGTACCTTGATATGCTCTTTGTATGCTTTTTCAAAGGCTTCATAAGGTGCATTTACCTGCTCTTTAATATACTTGCGTTGTGTTTCAAAATCATCAAGTTCTTTGCGTAGCATTGTACGGGTGTTTTTCGCACTTTTCAAAGTCTCATCAGTTACTAACTGATTGTCAAGGTTCAGTTCGGCGATTTTCGCCTCAATTTGTTGCCCTACCGCTTTTATTTGCTCATAGATAATGATAGGGGGCTGTTTCAGTGTAATTAATTCTTCATTCATTTGGTTTATGTATTTTAGGTTATTACTTTTCTTAAAAGAAAGTGCCGTGCGTTATTGTGATGAATTATGTCCAGATTTAAGGGTAACACGGCACTTTTCAATGTATAGATTAATTGGAGATTTTTCTAATCAGTTTGTTTATCTCATTGCGCTTTGTTCTCAACTCGTGCAAAAACTCACCACTGCTAATCTCTTGTACTTCATACTTGTCATCTTGGTACGAGTTAGACATTAGGAAACTCAATGTATCAATACCCGTATTATCAACTCGCAAGGCTGTTAATGATGAGTTGTTAGTAAGTGGCAATTCTTCATAAACGCTAATACACCAACTAATATTCTCATACCTCACTCGGTAGCATTTGCCTAATTCTAAGGTTGTTACTTGCTCTTTCATAGTTGAAATGATTTTAAAGGTTAAATAAACTGATGCCAATCGTGTGATAAACTTTCATAGTAACGGTTGCGCTCATCTTGCTGATATTCTCGTACCAAACTCTCATACTCCCTCTCTAATTCATCTTGTGCTTCAGCCCATTGTTCATTAGTAAGGTCGTAGTATACCGTATGTTTACCCACTCTCTTATAGAGTTCAGATTCAACGCTTAAAACACCCTTATTATAGCAACCTGATAGGCGCATAGTGTAGCAGCCGCAATTAGCTTTTAAATGCCACCACCCCTCGTGGTCGTTATCTTTTTCAGGGCGCAAAGCCGCTTTTAGTTGTTCAAAAATAGGTTTGGAAATGTAATATTCTTCATTCATAGTATGTTGAAGTAATAAGGGTGATACAAGACCTTGCAGTAAGTTTTCAAAGTCTTTTTCAGCAGGTTTCTTATCGCCTAATGCGATGTTAAACGCTGCTTGTTCAAAAGGGTCACATTCATTGAATTTCTTACCCTCGTAGGTTACATAGCCACCTTGTAGAAGAATTTGGCTATTTTGTTTGGTCATCTCATTCATTTGTTGTAATTTTGCCATTGTATCAAAAAATTAAAATTATTACTTAATAAAGGCGGTGCTGGGATAGTGCCGCTTTTTTTGTTAGCTATTTTGTCGGTAGCGTTCGCATTCAGCTAAAAATTGCGCTTCATACTTTGATATATCTACCACTTTCTTTTGTCGTTTAGAAGACGGCTTGCTACCTTCCACAATAGCAAGCTCGTCATTAGTACGAATAATCTCATTTGCAAGAGTTCTTATT